ATACGCCGCAACTATTTCATCATGATTTGCCATAAAAATTTCTCCTTGTGTATTAGTATGTACCGGTAATAATATTTGTTTATATGAAAAGTGGCTTTTAAACGTCTAAAATGGCTATTTACTTTGCCATTATATCTTTTTTGGTCTATAAATGTTTGTTACTGCGGTATTATGTTGTGGGCCTGGACCATAATAATATGAACCAACTCCACCTGCAACTCCCTTTGAGTTATAAGGACTTGGAGCCGTTCCTGCCCAGTTATGAGTAACTGATCCGCCTTCTGGATTATTATTTCTCAGTTCAGCCGCGATGGCACTACTACCTTGATTCCCTCCAACAAAGGACATTCGGCACTTACCAACATCATTAGAATAAACAAAACTTACGTGTGAGAAATCCCAATAAGCTATATCTCCACACTTGGCGTCTTTAAAGTCTTTTATTTCTGTCGATTCATAGTCAGCTGTTCTATGTATATGTTTTGCAGTAGCACTTTGAAGAAACTTATATCCTGCATTTTTTAAAACCCAATTAACAAAACCCATACACCATGGTTGTTGATCAGTTTCCCAAACCTCTGAACCGTTTAGTCCTCCAAGGGCATCCCATATCTTTAAAATCTTTGCATTCTGATATTGTTTCTCAGTGTCAGCAGTTCCGTCCGGTTGTTGAAAAACGTGTTTTCCACCAACTGCGCCAAAGTATGGAAGTTTCCTTGATTTACCCATATTAAAAACTTGGCCTTTTTCCAACCACTCTCCTTTTTTAGCTTCTAATAAAATTTGATCTAGTATACCATCAAATGGATGACATATATCTTCGTGTGTTTGTGCTTCTTCTATCTCTTGTGCTGGAGCAACTGATATCTCAGGAGTTGCAACGTGATCTGGTTTCATTTCCGCGGCTGATACAGGATCTATTGGTTCAGCTGGTTCACCTTCATCACTTTCATTTGTTGCAATAAATTTGTTAAGATGAATTACCGCTCTTTCAATTTCTGGTGCTGGAATCGGTACTGGCGGAGGTATATTTGGGTCGCCTGTGAATACGTTAGGTGATCCTTGGCTAGTTGCTGGATTGTCATGTGGCGGAACAACAATATCATCTGCATTAGCATTATCGGCAGTATGATTTACTGTAAGAATATTATGAGCATAAACTTCATTTGAGTGGGCTATTAACCCTCCGTTACCATGTGAGTTAGGATCGCCATTAACTGCTACTAGCAAGTTGTTAGCGAATACATTACTATTCCCTGCTGGGGTAGTCTCTGCGCCGCAGACACGACTATCTGTAATTCTATGTACTGGTATTGTCATACTAGTATTTATTAAGTAATAATACTGGCTTTTGGTGGCGTAATTATGGAAGTTGTTTGTTTAAGATAGCCTTCAGCAAACTCGTGTTTTGTTAAGGCAACTAACGTAATAGCATCGTGTTTAATAGTAAAAGATTTAGTTACATCAGCTGTAAATAGAAACTGCTGTAATCCTATCTTTTGTCCAGTTGCTACAAGGGTTAATGGCATATTAACTTTAATAGCTTTATCATCTTCAGCTTCAAGTTTGCCGACTAGTTCTTCACCAGACTTTAATTTGATAGTAACTACATCATCAATTTTATAAGTTTTTTCAATTAACATTATGTGTCGTTTCTTCCTAATTCACAGTCTTCGTAATATTGTTGGAGTTCTTTAAAGCCTCCTATATACTTACCATGTAAAATAATTTGTGGAGCAGATTTCGGTTTCGCAAGTACATTTAGTTCAAACTCTTCAAATAGTTTACCTACTGTTATATCTTTTCCTATTACTACTTCGTTATATGGAATTTGGGTTTTATCTAATAATGCTTTTGCTTGAACGCAATAAGGACAATTAGGTTTACTGTAAATTACAGAGTTTGTCATAATTTAAAATCTTTCAATGTATCTTCTTCGATGTCGTGTTTGATACCACCGATAATATAACTTTCTACTTCTGTTTCTTGCGGAGCCACTTGCATTCCTGAACTTGACAACCAATGTTGTGTCCAAGGTAGTGGATTTGTATTCAGTGGCCGATCAGAGAATAATGTTTCGTAGCCTAAGGCTTTTAGTCTACGGTTAGCAATATATTCAACGTAAGCGTGTAATAGGCTTTCGTTTAATCCAATAATAGATCCATCTTTAAATAGATAGTTAGTCCAAGCCTTTTCTTCTTCTACACAATTTTTCCACATTTCATAAACGTCAGCTTCACATTCTTTAGCAATCTTTTTCATTTCAGGATCATCTTCACCCTTCATCCAATGTTTAAGAACATGGCTTGTAAGATTTAAATGTGTTGCTTCGTCTCTAGCAATTAATGAAATAATCTTAGCAGAACCTTCCATCATTTTTAATTCACCAAATGCAAACGTACAAGCAAAAGATACATAAAAACGTAAACCTTCTAAGATATTAACATTCATCATTGCAAGAAACATTTTCTTTTTGACATCACGCATTGTACCTTTTTTATTATGAAAATACTTGTTAGCAACTGTAGTAAAATTATCATAATGTTTAGTAACTGTTTCTGCACGTTTTAAAATTTCTTTGTCATCTAAAATTGTATCTAATACTTCTGACGGATTTGCATATACATTTTTCATAATGTGTGTATAAGAACGTGAATGGATTGTTTCAAAAAAGTCCCAAGTAACAATACAACCTTCAAGTTCAGGTAATGATACATAAGGTAAGAAAGCTAACGCTGGTCCTCGACCTTGTACGCTATCCAATAGTGTTTGGTATTTTAAATTAGCAGTAAAGATATGTTTTTGTTCAGGTCTAAAATTTGCATAGTCTGAACGATCCTTTTGTAAACTTACTTCTTCAGGTCGCCAAAAGTAACCCAGCATTGTTTGATTAAGTTTATCAAACTCTGGAAATCTAAATACATCATATCTTTGTGTGTTTTGGTCTTTTCCAAAAAACATATTTTGTTTAGTGAAATCTACCTTGTCTTTATTAAATACTGTCTTTGTCATTATAATCTGTTAATTCATTATGTTGTGTTTATATAACACAACTTTCACAATCTTCTTCTTCTATCTTTTTTGGAGTCTCTGGTTCGTATGAGTTAGGTGTGCTTTCTGATGTTACTTCTACTTCTTCTGGAGTATCTGTTACGTCAACTTTCAGGTCGTATGTATTTTGATAATAAGATGTTTTCCACCCTAGCTTATACGTCATTAGCATATCTTGGATCATTACACTCATTGGTACTTCGTTGTTATCAAAGTGCGTTGGATTGTAACTCCAGTTACCACTAATAGCTTGATCAAAGAACTTCTGCATTATGGCAACAATATTAATGTAACCTTCGTTACTTGGCATATCCCATAATAGAGTATACTGATTTTTTAATAATTGATACTGCGGAACAATTTGCTTAAGAGGCCCTTTTTTTGATTTCTTAATGGACAAGTATCCGCGAGGTGGTTCGATTCCATTTGTTGCATTCGACACAATGGAACTGCTTTCTGATGGCATTTGTGCGGACAAAGTGGAATGCCGTAGGCCGTGCTTCTTAATATCTCTGCGTAAACTATCCCAATCATATTTTAATGTAATACTGCATACTTCATCAAGATCTTTTTTGTAATGATCGATGGGCAGTAGTCCTTCTGCGTATTTAGTACGGTCAAAGTATTCACACTGACCTTTTTCGATTGCTAACTTATTAGACGCAGACAATAGATAATATTGAAATGCTTCTGTTAATTCGTGTACTTTTGTTAATGCTTTTTTATCAGAATATTTTACTTGATTCTTTGCTAGGTAATGTGCTAATCCTATATAGCCAACACCTAAAGATCTACGTGCTTTCGTGCTTATTTCAGCCGCTTTTACAGGGTAGCGTTGATAGTCTATAATTTCATCTAATGATCTAACAGCTAATTCGCATAAGTTTTCTAGTTCTTCTAGTTGATTAATCTTTCCTACATTAATTGCAGATAATATGCATAATGCTATTTCACCATTAGGATCGTCAATGTGTTGTAATGGCTTTGTAGGTAATGTAATTTCTTGACATAGGTTACTCATATAAACAGTATCTTTAAAAGAACTGTGAGTATTACAATGATCAACATTCATTATATAAATGCGTCCTGTTTCTGCACGTTCTTTAATTAGAGATGAAAAAAGATTCATTGCAGGAATTTTATGTTTTCGAAGTGAAGTCTTTCTTTCATACTTTTCATAAAGTTCTTGAAATAAATCTTGGTCACTAAAAAATGCTTCATATAAGTCTGGTACTTCGTGTGGTGAAAATAATGTAATATTTTCTCCTTTAAGTAATCGTTCATACATTAGTTTATTAATTTGAATTGAATAATCTAATTTACGAACTCTATTATCTTCAGTTCCTTTGTTATTTTTTAATACTAAAATATCTTCAATTTCGTAATGCCAAATAGGGAAGTGCGTTGTAGCACTACCTCCACGTACTCCATTTTGAGTACAGCATCTTACAGTTGATTCGAATTTTTTTAGAAAAGGAATCACTCCTGTGTGTGCAACTTCGCCGCCCCGTATTTTAGAGTTAATTGCTCTTATTCTGCCTGCGTTGATTCCTATGCCGGCTCTTTGTGCAGTATATCTACCAATCGACATATCACTAGCGAAAATGCTATCAAGGGTATCGTCACTAT